TCATCATGTCCACTTCTTAAAAACGAACGCTCTGGAATTTTAATTACTGACGTGCTTTTTTTGAGATGTAACCCCTTGCTATGCAAATACGCCCTCATTTTAGGAGTTACTTTTATATTACACCCATACTCATGTATACCTGCAAGCCATGCGTGATCACCGTTAAAACAGCCAACCTCAATCCTTTTGCCATTCACATTAGATATGTTTTTTAACATGTCCTTAGTAATATCAAGCTTGGTTTTATATTTAACCTTTACTGCCATCTGTTTACTGCTCCCACAAACTTGACATCTGAAATCAAGTCATCTCCTAAAATCTCATCAAGCAAATTATTAAACCGTTCGTTTTTATCCTGCGAGAAAGACATGGAAAGGTTTGTTACAGTCTGACTGGCAACACCCTCATGTATGCACATCAATTCAAGATACTTGGTAACAAACAGCTTTACTCTTGCGGGTATTTTATTTAAATCATCATCGCTGTTTTTATCAAATTTGATTGATGTTTTGGCTAAAACCAAATCTAAAGCCGTTTCAATGATAATTAAAGTTTTATCATTTATTTGTATTCCGAGATTTAGACTTTCCGCTTGTTCCTTCGTCATTTTCAGTCACTTCCTCTGTGGTTTTTGCGATTGTTTCAGCCTCATCCGGTATTTTCTCATTGGGCTGATACCACTTACCGTTAACTTTTACAGAATAATCATATTTCATATTAAGCCACCTCCATTGCATAGCATTCATTCATACGTTCAAACGACGGCAGCACAATTTCAGATACCGTTGTTTTTGTATTTACCGGATCATCTGTAATTGTTACGGAAACTGCTACACCTGTGTTAACTATAGATACATCTGCATCAGATTTAGCAGTAAGCGTTCTTTCCTCTGGTGTTGTGCCATACCATGTAGTTCCTATTGCGCCATTTGGAAGCATCATAACGATATTATCAGGATAGAACTTTTTAGCAGTTCCGCTTTCGTTTTTAAACTGCTTATTGTAAATAATAATAGTAACGCTTAATTCTTCCTCTACATACTGCTTAACCTTTGCAGATGTGTAATTGACATTTGCAGTAGTATTCTGGGCAAGAATGCCGGAACGTACTTTTGCACTGTTCTTGATCATGTTGAATGTAGCTTTTGACATAAGCAGAATTTCCGGACGGTTTCCGCTTGCGGCTTCCTGTGCATCAAGTGCGGTTTCAATATCGAAAAGAGGATCGCATGTAGCTGATGTGCTCCACTTGTCTGCATCTGTAGTAATTTTAGCATAATGCTCCGCCTTCCAGCTACCGTCTGGGTCGTAATTGTATGTATAATCAACGTTGTTCGCCTTGATTTCAATACCCACGCTTCCGTTTAGCGGTGCAAGCAGCTGCATTATCATTCTTTCGGGTACTACATTCGCACCATCGACCAATGTTTTAGTGTCATTAAAAATGTTATCAAGTACTTGTGCAGCATAAGGGTCTTTAGAATCCTGTACACGCATAATTTCCTGTTCATCTTTTTCCTTAACAAGCATAGACTCACGGAAAAACGGCATTTCTGTTTCACTCATTGAAATACCTACACGGTCACGGAATGTAGATTTTGCATCAAATGTTGATGGCATCAAAGATACAGCAAGACCATTGTGCCCTTTAATCCATTTTAGGTCTAACCCCGCTTTTTTCTGTGATGGAAAAAACCCTGTGCCTAGATACGGAATAGCATTGCTTGCCGCATTTGTATAATTAAGCGCAATAGCTTCAGCTGTAAATACGTCTGATAATTTCATGTTTGTTACCTCCTGTTACATAAAAGTAATCTGCTTTAGTACTGATTTTGCACCGATGGTCGGCGTGTTACCAGTTATATCTTCGGACGGCTTTTCAGGTAATTTATCAATCCTGATAAAACCGTGAATCACAACCGTCCCATTAGGATCGTCTGTCTTTTTAACATCATGCAGTAACACCCCGATTGCCGTATCATCATTGGCTGGTATGATAGTACCGGCTTTAATGATTCCATCACTTCCTGCTGTTAATTTTGAACAATCATAAGGTATAGCCACATAATGATCGTTATAAAGAATTTCTTTTGTGTTTGTAATATTGGTATTTGTAAATTTCATTATTACTTACCTCCTCCGTAATACTTCAAAATTTCATTTGACTGCTTTTGCTTTTCTGCCCTTGCTTTACCCAGACTTTCAGCAACGGAATTACTTTTATTTCCGTTTTCTGCATTACCGTTTGAATTACCGCCGTTAGGATTTCTGCCGTTGTCTTTAAACGTATTATTAACTTTGTCCTCAACAAATCTTTTTACCAGATCGCCAAATGCTTTTACCCTGTTATTAATTGATTCTTCATCATCGGCAATAATAAAATCGACAAGCTCAAGTGCCTTGTCGCTACCGTCATCAAGTCCTGCCGCTTTAATTGATTTAATAGCCAACAGACGGTTTTCTTTGTCCTTAAGCGCTTTTTCACGTTCCGCAAGAGTCTTTTCCTTTTCGGACATTTCAAGCTGTTTAAGTTCCTCAGCTGTCATTTTTTCCTTTTTGAGATTGTCAAGCTCTTTTTGTAATGCGGCATTTTTCTTGCTAATTTCAGCAGTAAGTTTATCTGCTCTGGCTTGCACAAGCTTGTCAAGGTCTGACATATTGTTGCTTTTGCTGTCAGCATTGTTGTTAGAATCATGATTGTCCTGATTACCGCTTACATCACTGATGTCAGTTCCGGAATCTGCACTCGATTCTCCTGCTTCTGCAAAAAATTGCATTGGAATTTTAAAAATTTCTCCCATTTTGCACCTCCATTTAAATTTCTAAGCAGTTTTACGCCTTGCTCAGGGCAGTGCGTGACCGCACGGGACTTGTCGGGCGTTAATTGCTCGATGGGTTACTTTTGATTTTGGGTATAAAAATAGCACCTCTTTAAGAGATGCTAATAAACTTATTGAATTTTGGATATAAGAAAACCGCCTCATGGGCGGTTATTCCTCAACTATTTCAAATTCTTCTATGGGATATAAATAATCTTCATTAGTTTCATCTATAACCCTGTATCTATCTTTCTCTTGCCCTAAGCAATTATAAATTTTACCCGTTATAAGCTCCATTGGATCGCTTATTGTCCCAATATATTTAACTTTCATCTAAATACCTCTTTACCTTCATCTTAATTTTTTCACCATCAGCCTCATACCAATGTATCTCTACAGTACGCTTTATTCCGTTTTCAATTATAATTCCTTCACCACGTACTTTTTGCCACTTATCTGCCTGTATTCCATAATTGCTTTCAAGAAAAATAGCCTCACGAATTGGAACATTAGTGCCCTCTCCAGCAAAAACCTTAATTTTAGTAATTGTTGAACCCTCTGCAAATTTTGCATGATTTCCATCAGGAAGTTTTACAGGGTAATTCTTTCCTGCTGCTCCAACACTGCGTCCGATAACTATGTTTTCTTTTATTATACAACTTCCACCTGATTTGTCAACAGATTTACCAGTTAATTCTTCAAATTTTTCTACACTCATCAAAGTATATTCAAGGAAACATCTGCAACGGCAGTCATTTCGTGCCGTACCGCTAGTAGATGGACATTCTGCATATACATTTGGCTCAAGCTGGAATTTATCACCAACCTGTATTATAACACCCTCCATTTTCTGATGATTAGCACCATTACGGCTAATTGAAGTTTTCCAGCCTGATTTAGTACGATACCTGTGCTGAGGACGTACACGCTCATCTTTCATTGTACGCCACGCAGCAGTATAAACAAGTCCTGAACCGTCAAGGGAATCTGATATGTCTTTTGCACAGTCCATAAAGCCGCTTTCGGTCACTCTGTGTGTTTCAGTACGTACAATATTAGTCGCTTTACCATAGCTTATATCAAGTCTCTCAGCTACTTTTTTGGCAGTTGTCTCATATCTGTCACCGTTCATCAATCCTATATTGACCTGCTGCTTGATATCGTAAATTACCTCTTTACGATTTTTCTCAAGAATATCAGGCAATGTCAAACCGCTTACCGGATTCTCTATTGCCCTTTTCATAACCTCAGGGCGTATGCTCAAATCTTTCAGATAATTCAACGCTGATTTTGTATCTTTTGCTTTCAATACTGACTCTGACATTCCCTTATAACAAGCTGTATATGTATCTTCAACCGTGTTTTTTATAAGTGCTACTATCTCTGGAGTTAAATTGTTAACATGTGATTCAATTTCCTCTAAGAATTTTGCATATCGACTTTTTTCCTGAAGCATTGCAACTGTTAAAATGCCGTCCTTTGAATACTTCAAATATTCGTCTGCAAGAAAATGATTAAGTTCTTTTAATAACTGCTTATAAATCTTTCGTATTTTCTTTTCGGTAAGCACTTCACGGCTTTGCTCTATTCGCCGTATCTCATGAAGCAAATCATTTAGACTTTGTTCCGCCTTCGGCATATCTGCCCCTCCTTATTATGTGCTTATATTATCGGCAACATCTTCAGGCGTAACCTCCGTTAATGGCAGTATACCGTCCTTTTCTTTTTCAATCATCTGCATAACATAATCAACATCATCAACAAATGACAACTGACTGTAGGCAACTTCCTTCGGAAGTCCTGCTGCAATAAGAGCTTGTACTGTCTGCGCTTCATTAGCAAGGTCAAGCGGAAAGTTCCTATTGAAATCCATAGTTACTTGAAGCGGATCAATTTCTTTCCCCTTTTTTATCCATGCAGATGCAAGCAGTTTCCACATAAATTGTGCTGCATTCATCATCTGTGCCTGAAACATACCGCACTTTATTTCCAAACCGTGTAACTTGAATTTAAGACTTACACCGCTTGCATTACCAAAACTCTCATCACCAAGATTAGGCGTTTTACTGAAACGGTAAATATTATCTTCCAAGCGTTCAAGATGATGCTCTGTAAAAGCGTCGTTTATATCTTTGGTCAGGAAATAAACCTTGCCCTGCTGAGTTCCGGTGCTTCTGAAATTAAAAGAACCGTTTTTTTGTCCATCTCTTATAGTGTCCTCATCAATATTGAGATTTTCAAAAATCATATAAGCATGTACAAAGCTTTCTACCTCATTTGAGTTATCAGATAAAACCTTATCATAATCGTCAATTAAAGCCAACACCTTTTCGGCATCGCCTATCATTTCCTTATTGTTAGGAATACCTTGCAGCGGACAATAATCAAACATATGAGGTTTTTTTTCAACTTCTGTAAGCTGCGTTAAATGACCGGTATATGCCGTTACGTAAGTATCATCATAAAATTCAACAGTCCACACCTTACAGCCGTTAATATCAAGCGTGTAAAAATACCTGACAGCGTATTCAGGTTCTGATATATCTTTTGTGGATAAAATAATCGCCTCATATCCGTGTACGGGCATAACACGTTCTTCACCGCCCGTATCAATATAAAAAAGTCTGCCTGCATATCCATATATGCTAGCAAACTTTGTCACTTCCATATCAACGCCATACATATTATTTCGTGTGGTGAAATCCGTTATTAACTTTGCAGCTTCGTCAACACCGTCAGCTCCGCCGCTTGTTTCTTCCGATTCTTCACTTTTGCTGTAACCGTATGTAATAGGTTTCCCTGCAAAGTATCCGGTTTTAAAATCAATAATCTCACTAAAAAAGTCATTATTGATTTTATTATTGATTGGGTTCGATTCATCAAACCTAGGATTTCGCCTCATAATAGGTACTGATTCATCAATCGTCATATACCGTTCATAAAGCTTTCTGTTATATGCTGCGTTCTGCTTATGTTTATTGATAATTTTATATAATAATTCAAGCGTAAATCCGTTTTTTGTAAGTTCTCTGCATTCCGCCGAATAATCCGGATAAAGTGTTCTAATATTTCTGCTCATTTTTTCCTGCCTTTCTTTCTAGGCTTATAATTTGGTAGCTTTCTGTCAAGAAACATCCTGTTATTGTCAAGCAAAGTCATACCGCATTTAATACACACCTTGCAATCGCCTATTCGTACAACTTCGTGATTACACATACTACAATCTCACTCCTGCCATTGCTTCTGCCGATAACATTTCATCTTCTATAGCATATCTCAAGGCATCGAGCAAATGGTTGTTTGCATCAACAGGCTTTGCCATTGCGTTACCGTATTTATCTTCTTTCCAGTGATATTGTTCAATCTCATTCTTAAAATTCTGACAGCTTTCATGTATAATAATTTCATATCCCTGTAAGTAACGAATGCCCCTGTTGATACTATCTGCTCCTTTAACAGCAGGAATAGCATTAATACCATTTAACGATAAATAGTCAATGGTCTTGGGTTCTGCACTGTCGCATGTCACAATACCGTTTCCGAAAAATTCTTTACACACTCTGACAAGTTCATCATCGCCCATTCCTGCTTGATACCATTCATCAAAAACATACAGTTTTTTATGTTTTTTGTCCAAATGAATTTTTATCAGTGCATTAGGGTCTGAAGAATAGCCAAAGTCAATACCGTTGTAAATATGATCAAACTGCGGTATTAAATTACTTAAATCCTCAACATGCCAATTCTTAAAAATAACATGCCCTAATACTCCCCAATTGCCATAAGTATAAACGTTTCTGAAATATTCATCGCTTTCATTTTCCAGGCTGTAAATATCATCAGGAGTAAGAAACTTATTATCTTTATAGGTTGTCTTTAAAATCGACAGTTCATTGTCTTTATAAACGGTTTTATTGTCCTGCCAATTTTTAAAAAAATCCTGATATATCCAATGCGTCTTTAAAATCGGATTAAAGGACAATGTTATTGATTTTTTAAAGGGAGAATATCCTCTTAGACGTTTCTTAAGCTGTAAATACGCTTCTCTCTTTACCTCTGTTGCCTCCTCTATCCAGATTCTTTCAAGTACGCCATTGGCTGGAGTAATTGATTTAAGCTTTTCAACGTCGTCAAGTCCTGCAAATAATATTTGTTTGCCGTTGTCTTTGCAGGTAATCACCATATCTGACTTATTGATTGAATAAAGATGACTAACACCGTATGCTGAAATAGCCTTTTTTATTTCATTGAAAAGTGAATTACGTATCGTTTTGCTGATATTTCTAGTAAGCAGCCAATTAACACCGTTTAAAT